CGCATCGTCCGCTTTTAAAACCTGACCGTTGGCCCCAACAGGCAAACGAACTGCATCCCCTGGGCCCTTAGCCACAATGATGTCGCCTTTTGTGGTAGTGGGACTGACATCATTAATGCCAAGAGTTTCCCATTTAATTCCATCTGGATCGACAGCTCTTGCTCGTGGAACTTGACCTTCAGCGCCAACAGGTTTTCGAACATTAGTAACCCCATTGTGGAGGATTAAATCCCCCTTGGTATTAGTGGGTGCAGCTTGGTCAAAGGTAAAAGACTCTTGAGTTTTAACTTCAAAGCCGTCACCCGTAGCGTTTATTCCCAATATTTTATCTGCAGTATTAATATCGTTTGGGAGATCAACATCAAAAGTATCTGCAAACCCATCAGACAATCCTATTTTTCTATCCACTCGATCGCTAAGGCGCTGATCAATTAAAGCCCCATTGTCTAATTCAAGTTCGACACTCTCAACTGGAAGCTCGTCATTTTCTACTAGATCAGTAGGTTGAACAATGGCTGGGTCGCGAAAAATTATAAGGTTTTGTCCATTCTCGGGAGCAACCAACATCGTCACAGTGCCGCCAGTGGACTCCCCTTCCCCTTCCACTGTGTAATCAGCTACGATTACTTGCGGAGTTTCGGCGCCATCTTCTTCTATGATAACTTTCAAATCGGTCTCTTTAATGAACTTGCCCGGAAAAACAAACTCGGTAGTGACATCGTTTCCTGCAAAAGAAACTCTATTTATGGTGGACTCAACTGTCATTTCCTACTCCTTGGATACCTTGTCAAATTTCTCTAACTCATCAAAAGCCTTCACGCCCTCACCCGCTACAACAATCATCGCCCTATAAATCTCGTCAATATTCTGACGCTTTTCATCCCTTGAAGTTTCTGGGTCCAAGTGTATCATGTTTATGGCGTTATTCATTTGCCTTAGCGCGTCTCTTATGCCGTCTAGGTTGATTATCTTCTTGAGATCGTCATCTGTGAAGTGTTTTTCCAATACTTCAGCATTTCCCTCATTTATAAACCGATTAAAACTGTTCACTGATTTTTGCTTTTCTGAGTATTTATCAAAAAAGTCTTGAATATTTTGCGCTCCTGCTGATGGAAATCGCACAACAAATGATTTCACAAAAGGTATATCCGCAAGAGTTGCCGCGGGTTTTGGTGGCAGCTTTCTGATTCCAGATTCAATCAAAGCTTTATCCATAGCTTGAAGGGCGTAAGCCCCCAGCGATCCAGTCCATGATTTTATAACGTGTTCGATCACAATGGGTGAAGTGACTTTACTCATTTCAAGTGCTGGAATGGATGCTAAAAATCCCCCAACCGTTTTTGCAACTTCACTTGTATAGTGGGTGTATTCAAATTGAGGCTCGCCTTTTTCTAAATATCCTGGAACTAAATTTCTATCAGTGAAAAGATTTCTATTGAAAAAAGTTTCAATGGCCGGAGCCGCAATGTCTGGCACTAAAGATGGGATGATTAACCCCCTAACTGTTTCGTCCAAATCTTTTGCAGCTCTTGGATTGTCAGTAAAAAATTGATCTAAAAGTCTTTCTGGAACAGTGCCAAAAATAATCCCAAGCTCTTGGGGTTTTGGAAATCTAAATATGTGACCCTCATTTGTTTGGACCTTTCCGTTTTTAACTCTTTGGAAAATTGGGTCTACATTTTCAGGTGTAGTATTTGGATCGTCTTTCCAATCATCAGTTGCAATGATCCAAAATAAATCCCTCTCCCACCGGGGTAAATTTTGCACCCGCTTGTCATCCCTATTTGCCCACCACAAAAGAACCGATGGGGCTGTAATGAACATTGCCCCTTTAGCTGCAATCCCTTTGGGGTCGGCTTTAATGGCCCGCATAGTTCTATCAAGACCTTGGATACTTACATTTTGAAAGGCTGTGATTGAATTGAATGCTGCGGTCTTGGCCCCAATTCTTTGGAAATCAACTGTGATCTCTCTAGCCGCAAAACCTCCCTCTAAAAGAGCTGGACCTTTTTTAGCACCCTTACTCACCTTCTTAAACTCAGCCAGCCGCAAACTTTGCTCAGATAAAAGCCCAGCAACCGCTAGCATGTCAGTGGGCTTTTTAATTACATTGATTGCTTTATCTATAAATCCAGTTTTAGAATTCAATTCAAAAACATTTCTAGCAATATATCTTTCACCCAATTCTAAGAATGCACCCTGAGCCCCACCAGATTTTTGCCACTGACGATAGGCTTCTTTTTGCCCGATGATATCCCCCATGGCTGAGAACACATCGATCATTTTAATACCCTCGTGGCTGAAAACTCCGGCAGTTAATTTATCCCTAAATAGGTTTTTCGCAATGAAATCCGGGGTGAGTGTGATGCCAAACCTTTTAACTGTCGATACGGACCTGGCTATTTTAAAGAACACATTATTAATGCTTGGGCTAAATTCCACATTGCGAATAGCTTCAGCAACGATTGGGTCCGTCTTATAAACTTCTCGCTTGCCACCTCTAAAAATTTGGAACTCGTTAGCAGCAAGTGGGCGTAAATCTCTTCTAAAGGCTGTTACTTCTTCAGCCCCAACTTTTACTTTAATGGGAGTGACTTTAGTAGCGACCCTTTCAAAACCAATTGCTTCCTTAGCAACAGGTGTAGCTTTTTCAGCATTCACTACAAAAGCAGTCTTGGCTCGATTGGCTTCCGCTTTTTCAATTAGAGTTGCCATGTTTTCAATCATAGAAACAAAGGGGTCTTGAATTTGTTTTTCAGAACCTTTGATAGCTTTAATGCCAGCTTTTTGTTTCCCAACTCCTGCGCCAGTTCCTTCTTCACCCAATATTCTTTTGAATGAAACGTAAGACCTATTCAACTCTTTTATTTGTGCCAGATCCGTTTTAGATAAAAACCCTGAGTCGGCGTAGTATTGCAGTATGGAATCGTTGAAAGCATTTATCTCTGTAGCGATCTTGTCATATTTTGTGGCGTTAGTTTTTACAAATTCTTTCGCCTGAGCGATATCAAATCCTGTTTTGATTCCTCTACCAGAAAGTTCCACCGCCCGTTTAGAAATCAAATACGCTTTCATGTTGTTAAGATCATTTTTTACAGGCTTGATTATTTCTTTAAACCCTTTACCGGTTGTAGCCAAAGTTTTGTGGTCCAAAGTTCCAAACTCCATGAAGTGCTTCACTTTAGCCGGATAGTCATTTACTAACCGCGCAAGTTTGTATCCGGACGCTTCAGTCAGCGCATCTTTTTTACCAGTTAGAATTTTCTCCGCTTGTAAAATAGGATCAAACTTATCAACAAAATCTTTATATAAAATTGCAGCGCCCTTTTTAACTTTTTGTTTTAGCGGGGCTTTTACTGCGCCTGGCTCTACTCCGATTCTTTGCAAAATATTTTCAGCTAGCGGGCTTGTTTCGATCAACTGCTTGGGTGGAATATCTAAAGGCTTGACCAATCTCTCCCCAGCGGATTCTAAAACAGGACCCGGCAATTTAGCTTCAGGAGTTAAGGGTTTCCCTATGCCCTCATATTTTGTTGGGAGATCTCTTGTAGACGATGAAAGCTCTTGGGCTAGGTTGTTATCATGGATTGAATCTTCGATCACTTGCTCAGGTTTAAGCCCAGTCTTACTGTAAATTTTTCTTAGCTTCCCGCCAATATGCACGGCACCCTTTAGTCCACCCACTAAAATAGCAGCGTCCAAAAAATCTTGAGCTTTTGGAACTTCACCTTCAACCGCCCGACCGACTGTAGCCATGGTGGCAACTTCAGAAGTCACTTGGGCTGCGGGCGTTAAAGCCTTAAATACCGGCTTGCCCAAAGTTTTTCCCACGATCCCACCGACTCCGGCAGTGGCCGCTCCAACAACGGCCTGCTTTGTAGTGTTTAGGAATACAGTTGAAGCCCGCTCCCAGAAGTCTGAAAAGTCCTCAATTTCACCTTTTGCATAATGTTCCATGAGAATGGACCTGATGGCTTCAGGCAGGGCAAAAGCCCCCGCTCCTGCGCCCACAGTGGCTCCTACTGCGGCACCCGGTGGTCCGGCAACAGCAGCGCCACCCGTGGCTCCTGCCACCCCTCCACCAAAAGCCCCGGCTACCATGGGGATCGCGTCCCCGGAAAGTGTTCCCAATTGCGACGCGAGGCGAAATCCGATGCCTGCATCTTCTGATAAAACGGTATCTGGCATTTCTCCTTGAACTAAAAGCCCGGTCACTGACATGTCCCATCCAGCCTCCAACGCTTCTAAAAATGAAGTGGCTTGCTGAACTTCTTGACCCTGCTGAACTTCTTGTTTTTTGCGCTGTAAATTAGTTTCGAAATATTTTTTAGTGGGAGTCATGTCGGGGTCTTTTCCCCCAAAATATTTACTCACTTCTTTTTGGGAGAACCCCGCTCCAATTAATTTTTGTTCAGTTTCAACGCGCCAGGTTTGAACCTCTTGGGAAGAGAACCCGGCAGCTTGTAATTTTTGCTGCTCTGCTAGATCTTGTGACATTACTCACCGCCTATTCGCTTTAAGTAGTCGGCAGCAGACTCATCCTCATTTTTTGGAACAGCCGCAGGCGCATTTGATTTTTGCATGAAACCTCGCACCCTACTTCTAATGATTTCCATTGGGGTTTTTTTGTATTTAAAAATTTCTTTTCCCAAGTAGTCTTTACTGTTTGGATCTGTTAACTGCTCGGGAGTTTTGCCTTCTCGAATTAACCTGTCATACTCATTTAGAAAGAAACTGGTGAAGGCCTGAAAACTTGTAGACCCATCTGGATCAGCTTGTTTTGTAATAGGGTCAATTTTTATTAACTGTCTTCGGGCTTCATCCATCACACTTTTTTTCAAATCAGAAGCACGTTTACCTTCAATAGTTCTCGTGCCCTGAATCTCATTTCTAAGTTGATTGATACTTTGATAGTCAAGGCCCCTACCCACAAAAGCGTTCAATTCGTTTTCATTTAAAAGTTTATTGGGATCTCCATCAGGTAAATTTATTCGAGCAAATAACTCGTTGAATGTAACTGGATCGACTTTAGCTTCCTCTTTATTCATCATGTTTAAAAACTGTTGCTTGGACCCGGACCCAAACGGATCTAATTGGGAATTCATAATGTCGTCTTTGGTCAAAGATTTGTCATTCATTTTTCCCAAGAGATCATTTTGAATTACCATTTGCTGCTCTTCTTTTAAACGCTTAGATTCTCGACGCTGCCTTTCGTTTTCAACTTTTCCAGCTCTAAGTTCTTGATCGGCTTCACCCATGAGTTGGCGTTTTAAATCCCCATCAATAAACTTATTCCACTTCCCATCCTTCAAATCTTTTTTAATTTCTTCCGGGGTGTTTTTAATCCAGCCCCTGATGGAAGCTTTTACAAGTGCGGTCCCCCCATCAGTTTTTAATTGGGCCGCAACTTTAGATGGCAGGCCCTGCTCGATTAAAGAATCAAGTCCGGCGTTGTGCTGCTGCCTAGAAAGTTCAAACGCACTGGGGTCATCTATTAAAGACGACGATAAATTGTTTCTAACTTTAATGTAGTCCTGACGGGTTTTTACGCCAGCAAGTTCTGTTTGACCCGCAACTGCAGTTTGAATGAAATGCGATCTTTGTGCAGCAGAAGTTCTTTGGAAATATAATTCCCCGCCGTTAGTTCGAACACCTTCTTTAATTTTAGCGATGTGTTCGTCGTAACCTTTCATTAAGTTGTCGGTTAAAGTTTTATCGCCAGGATCAGCCGTTCTAAAAGTTTCTTGGAATTGAGTTGTAAATTGCGCCTGAGCTTCAGACATCTTAGCGGTTAGATCAGAAATTTCACTTTGAGTTGCCCTACGAGTAATAGCATCGCCCACCGACTTGATGCCTTGACCTGCAATCAATAACCCTTGCGCGCTACCTGCGTCCGCTGCTGTGGCTCTCCTACCAGTAACCGCCCCCGCAACATCTGAAGTAAAAACCCCGAATTCAGGAATCTTTGGCATTTATGCATCCCCTGCTGTTTGTAATAATTTTCCAGAAGCCGCAAGTTTTGCTTGTCTTCCGGCTTGCGTTCCACGGAACCCTTCAAGCTGTGCTTCTCTTTCTAATCCAAGGGCTCCAATTTCACCGGCATGTTTTATGTTTAATGCATCCAGTTCTGAATTCGCTGCGCTTTCTTCTAATACATCAAGTGCCGATCCAGTTATTTGCACGCCGCCTTTTGCAAAAGCTACTCTTTGTTTTCCAAGTCTCTTTCTGGCAACGATTCTTGATCGCCTTTCTTTTTCCTTAAATTGGAGTCGGGTCTGTGCCGCATTTTGACTAGCGACTGTGGCATTAAAATTGGCCGCAGCTTCCGCAGCTTGGCCCTGCCTGATCATGGCTACCGCTTGTAATACGCCGCCTGCAATACTTGCTGCTGGACCTGCTGCTGCCATTTAACTTATCCTCGCATATAAAATTGCATCGCCCCCATCAGGCCGATACTTTCTCAAAACAGTTTCTTGTTGGAAGCCTAACATCTCAACCCATTTGTGGCCCGACTTAAATTCTAAATCCACCACCGCTTCTACCCTTTGGAAAGGAACCGCATCTAAAAGGCGCTGGGATATTCGATGTATTCTCACCATGTCTCTCCCACAATCAGGATTCATGATAGCCCAGGCTTCACCCCGTCCAGGCCAATACTCTGCAACACCCCCACAAGCTAGCACCTTGTTATTTTTTAAAGCCGAATAAGAAAACTTTGACCCACAAAGGCTGGCTCGGTTTTTCTTAGTTAAAAATGTTCTAAGATACTCCATGCCTTTTTGCTCCAACAGTTCCATCAAGTGGTCTTCTTTTAAATAGACAACTTCAACCACCGCTAGCCTCTATCCTCTATTTTCATTTGTGGTGCGATAACTAAAATCATGCAAGGCAGTGGATCGCTTTGCCTAAAACACACTTGATTCTCAAAATCGTAATCCGCATCAAACTCTTCTGTTTTAATGCCAGTGAATAGTGGCGTTGCTCTACTGCCTAGATCCGATGCATTTCTAAATGTCACGGGCGTTAACTTATCAAAACTAGTTCCAATCGACAAACCAAGAGACCTATGGAACATGATGCCCAAACGGTGTATTCTTCTAGTTTTCCCAAGAGCAGTTCCGTCGGCTGCGCCAGCTTCTACTCTTAGCATTTTCCCGTCACTGTTGTATCCGAAACCTAAGTGGATTGTGGTTGCTTTTCTATCAAGAGTAACTGTTCCATTAGTTACAACCCTTTTTGGTCTGGCCGCCCCATCAGCATTCACGCTTATCTTTTCCCCCTCAAGATGCCAAAGCCCCGAAATAGTAGTTACATATTTTCTTACTTCGCCCCCAGAGATATAAGGATTAAAGGCGGTGCCATCTATGTCGTTGTCATCTTCATCTTTTAAAGTGAAAGTATTGGCCGTGACATTTGCAACTTTAAAAGTTGGGCCATTTATTTTTGTCATGCCTTTTACTTTTGATATTAAAACTTCAGCGCCATTTGCAAACCCATGGGCATTGGAAGTAATCACTACTGGATTGGCTTGAGTGGCTCCATTTATTATTTTTGGGTTGTCAAACGTTAGCCCACTATCTACGTGGAAGGCGTCTTTTTGTTCAATCGTGTCCTTAAAAAATGCTGTCATAAATTCAACATATTTTTTAGTTACCCCACCAATTTCTCTTTGGACAATTACCCAAGCCTCTTCTGACGTGCCATCTGGTATAGGAATAACTGCCACACTTTCTGCTCGCGCATCGCTTCCCGCAGCGTCACTTACCCCGCCAAAAATATGACGGTGCCACCCAACCTTTAGCGAATCAGCATCCCTTTCATAAGTAACTGCGGCTAACACCCCATCTCTTCTAACACACCAAATAATTCCTTGTGGTTCTGTTTGATATGAAATTTCTTTAACACCAGAGTCTAAAATGTTCTCGGATAAAACTGTTATGTCTGTAGCCCTGAAACCGTCCACATCAAAAAAGTATGTTAGCTCTCTGGCTTTTAACCCAGACTTTGTAATAAAAATAACTCCGCGCCCGGCTTCCGCTGGCTGAACGTTTGAGCTCCCGTAGTTGGTAGATTTCTTAACTGATACATTTGTTGGAGAGAGTGCTTCACTTTGCGAAGATGATCTTGCCATCCACTCGCCGCCCACTGTTCCGATCGCCATTCCTTTTTCGTCAGAACTAAGCCACCTAATCACATTGACTTTACTGGCATTCAAAGTAAAAGAAATGGCCAAATCGTCTGCTACAGTGTCATCTGGTTCTGTTGGTTTAAAATTTTCGTAGTCGCCTGAATTAGACATATCAAATCGTTGGGGAAAATTAGTTGCTCCTGCAAGCGCAAGTCGGTTCTCATTGAAAGTCACTGCCGCAGGATACCCAGTAGTGCTAGACCAAACGCCCAAGCGCCAGTTCTTAGTGGCCGTTGTGACATTAGGTTCTTGGCCTCTTACGTCAGCAGTTACTGTTTTGCTATCAGTGAACGCTGTTATTTCTAACCATGTCCATTCCGGCGTTGTGTCCTTCCACCGAATAGTCCGTCCAACGTCTGTTGCTTTAAAACCCTCACCATTGTTTATACCTGCCTCATCAGATGCATCGACCGTAACACTTCCACTTATGCCGCTTATAGCTAGTGTGGTATCAGTATTATTGATGTTTAAATATGGCCCATCTAGAAAATCGATTTCTGTTAGCGTCCACTCTGTGTGATCGGTTCTCGTTAATTTTTGCGAGGGGTGTAAGGGATGAGTTAAATAAATGATGTCCGCACTTTGTGTGAATTTTACATCAAATATTTGTGACTCTAAATAGATACTGGCTATCTCAAAAACTTTTGCAACAGTTCCATTAGAAACGTAAGCCCCAAATCCTGTTGAGTCTAAATCGACTCCCTGCATATCTTGTAGTTCAAACGTGTTGGCTGTTACATTTGCAATTTTAAAATTTCTCGCGTTGAGTTCTACCATCCCCACAACACTGCTTATAAAAACTTCGTCGCCATTAAAATACCCGTGACCGTTAGAAGTGATAACTGCAGGGTTGGCTTGTGTAGCTGCAGTGATCGCTTTAGAAATTTCTAAAATTTGTCCGTGGTTTCTGTGGAACCTAAAATACTGATCCCCCATCTCAATGACGTATGCTTGAGTTGTAGAGAATTCAAATTCTAAAAGCCTTGTAGCTTTGGAACTGTCTTTTACTTCAGCAACAAAACTTGTCCCTGGCCGCCTTAATAACCCACCTTGAATTGTCGGTATCCAGTTTATACATGTGGCGAGCGCAGTCTTATACCTATCGGCGTCTACTCTTCCAAACAGGGTCCCACTGAATTCACCCCCACTAAAGTTATTTTGTAAAGGGGAAACTTTGGGCACCGGTTCTCCTTACTGTGATCCATGAGTCCTCGGGCGGAATTGCCGCGACTCTTTCAATGGCGTTGGCTCTGCGCGCTTCTCTGATCGCCATTTTGTAATCTTTGTCCACTAACGGCTTTTTAGTGTTGGACTGAGTTAGCTCTTCACACAACTCTTTTGCAAGTCGCATCGCAAGAGTCTCAGCGAAAAGGGCGTCCATTAGATTTGGATCGGTCACGTCATGGGTGTATCGAATCTGCAATGGCGCTGAGTCATTGGTCAAAATTTTTCGGCCTTCAATTATCCAATCTTTGTCGTTGAAATTTAATTCGGGATAATCGTCAAGGAGTTTAATCCAATCGGCGGGAAGTTGAAATGCGTTCCCTCTCCCAAAGGCTGGGGCCTCGGTATCCGCAGCAAGCTCTACGCGTTTAGTTGCAAAACTCCATGGGTGCGCTCTTAGCTCCGCTCGTTTCACGGGCTCGAATGCTAGGTTACATGCTCTTGCGTTTTTTGAATTTTCTTGTAGACTTACAATTCGTTGAGCACCTAATCTTTGGAGTGCTCGATTGCAAATACCAACTACGCTTGCCATCTATCCTCCCCAAGTTATTGATGCTCTTTGAAAACAAAATTAGACGAGTATGAATCTCCCCCCGTTACATTTTCCCACCTGATTTTCATCTTCCACCCTACAGGTAAAACGAAAGACTCACCTAGCGGAACTTGAATATTTTTACCTAAGAACACTTCTTCTCTTGGAACAGATTTCATAAAAGCGAAGTGCACATTAAACAAGCTGTTAGTAACTACATCCCCTGCATGCACATCATAAATAAAAGTATCGTTCTCATCTAAAATTTCAAGAATGAGTTGGCGATTGGCTACCGTCGCATTCGTATTCATTATCACGTGCCCATATAGAATCTCTATAGGTCGTCGTATGGGATTTACAAAAACTGTATCAACAGTTCCACTAGTAGCGCCCTGAGTGAATTTACCGTAAACATTTCCCATGGTAATTCCTTAAGCTGGGGGCCAGTTACCTTTAATGATGTGGTTTTTAATTTCGTCGAGCTTTTGAAGCACTTCACTTTTTTCAAGACCAACTGCCAGATCGACAGTCACTTCAATATTTTTCGCAGGAGAAGCCGCTTGCTCAACAACATCAAACTCTGTCTCGCCCCGATCTATACCGTAAACTCTATCCATGTAACTCTCCTAAAACGACTATTTAAAAAACTTTTTGGAGTGAGCGGGTTTCCCCGCCCCCACAAATTATAACTTAGATGAGATATCGAAGTTTTGTAGTGAGAGTTCCCACCGCATCTGAAGCAGTAGTGAGTGTCGCTACAAGATCGTAAAATACGCCCGGATCTTTATCTAATCCAAGCATATCCCAAAGGGGCTTTTCCACGTTTTCGATTCCGTAAGTGCCAGAGTCATGAAGAATATTCTCATTCGAGATTGCACCACCGCTTAAACTTTTGGCAGCGGAAAATATATCCGCATCTACTACAGCTCCACCATTTTGGGTAGTTTGATGAAGACCAAAATCAGCAGCGGCTGTGGTTCCGATATCATCGGAGTCCAAAATTATCTGCGATATCCTGGCGTTCGATGGCACCTGACTCATTAGATACGTGGACCCGATAGAATCCCCATTATCTACTTCGATTGTGCCTACTGCCTCCCGTATTGAACCGTCTTCGAAGGCCGAATTGTTTTTGTTTGAAGGAAATAAATCCCTAGTGGTAATTACCGATGATTTTTTAACCTGCACCGCCATTTAAGGCCTCCTTAGTTTTTGTTAAACTTGCACTAGGCTCCCATTAAGGAGCCTTAAAAGTATTCAAGAACTTACTCAGCGCATTTAATCTCAACAGTTTTCTTCTCTTCGATTCGAGTGGCACCTGAAGACATGTAAACATATGCCTGCCATGGCTCCCCAGAGAGATCGTTTCTGATGGAAATGCTAGTTCGAATATCATTCCAAAGGCCTAAGTGCATTCCACTTTTAGCCCAAACTGGCATCCGCCTAAAACCATTGCCATCTACATTTACAAGCTGAGTGTGGATAAAATTAATCCCTAAAAATCTAGTAACCTTTCCTTCAACCAAAACTGGCTTGTCGTTGAAATCCGTAGAAATAACCTGAGCCTCGGCAAGGAGATCGTCATGTTGCTCGGCAGTCAATGCCGCAAAAATTTGATCTTGTTCGAGATCCACATCCGCTGCCATGAGAATTTTCTTGGCTTCTCTAAGCTTTGCAACTGTGGCTCCGGTGTTCCCCGCAGAACCAAAATTCACTGCGATCTGCTGTGAAGCGGGAAACGGGGTGAGGGCTGTTCCAGTCTTTCCAGTTTTAGCCGGATCGAAAAAGGCTTTAAGAATTTTTCTATCAAACTCACGCCCAGCTGCATTGACTGCGTTTTCTACATATTTTGACTTGGGGTCAGTTAATAGTCGTAACTGATCAAAGGTGTCGATCAATTGCGGAAGATCGTCATCTTCGGGACTAACCCACCGACGATCAAGAGGAGCATCTACTCTACCCATTTGGCCAAAGCGAGATGTAACTCGTCTCATGTTTATTGCTCCTACCTGATCGACAGGTGAAGCTTGCTCACCTACGTAAGAATCTTCGGTTACGGCCATCCGTAAACGCGTTCCTTTTTGCTGAAGCAATAACTCAATGTTTGTTGCGAACTGTTGCGCAAAATGCGCGGGAATATTTGCAGACATCATACCCTCCAAAAACGGTTAGTGTTTCCGAATGGGCTTGTCTGTTTCCAGGGCCACCTTCTACCTTTCTACCCAAAGGCCGGGAAGCGTTCTTTCCGCTTTGTCATTCGGCTCGCGAAGAGTTGTCGAATATTATTTAAAGTGTAGCCAATACTTTCTTCCCGTCAAGCTAAAAAATTAATTAATCAAGCATCACCCGGATGAGCTTCCATATGCAAAAGATCCATTTCTTTTTTTGCCGCAAGATCCCCATCACCATATTTCTTAACAAATTCCTTATCTTGTCGCAGTTCAGCTAAGCGCGCTTTGGCTTGCACGGGAGTTCTTGTGCCAGTAAATTCAGGAGGCCTATCCCCACCAACAAATTTAGTTTCTCCCATTTTAGTTCCGATGTCGTGGAAGAATTTCATCACACCGTCGTAACCCAATTGACTTTGAAGCGCGTCAATAGTTTCCGCCTTAACTCCAAAACCTTTTGCGGCTTGCTGTGCGACATTTAGATTTTGTTCATGAGCTGCGCCCCAATCCGTTTTTAATGTTGTTTGCTGCGCTAACAAATTTGCATCAGCATCCGTTTGACCGGCAGTTGCAACTCCTTTATTAAACTCAGTCCACTTTCCTAAAAGCGCTTTACCCTGAGCATCCGAAAGGCCCAACTCGTGGAAAGTGTCGCCCGCCCACTTAGCGGCGTCTGCTGTTAAACCTAACTCAGTGCTTGCCGCAAACCCGTATCCTTCTGCTTTTTCGGGTCGCCCGAGTTTCTTATATATTTCATTTAGCGCGGCAGTGGCTTCTTCACCTTCACCCTGAGGGAGTTTCAACAAACTATTCGGATCGCCTTTTAATTTTTCTAAATTAACGTATGAATCCAAAAGCATTTTAGGATCTTTAAACCCTTTGTTTTCTATATATCCTCTTGTTGTGTCATCAAAATCTTTTGCCCAAACGAAATCCGTTGGTGGATCGATCACTGCAGCGGGTGGAGTTACTACAGGTGGAGTTACTACAGGTGGAGTTACTACAGGTGGAGTTACTACAGGTGGAGTTACTACAGGTGGAGCACCCCCACCGCCGCCAGCTTCGTCAAACAAAACAAAATTTAAAAACCGGTAACGTGAAAACATTTAAAGATCCTTTCTAGTGTGGAGATTTATTAACTGGGTTAAATTTAAATTCAAATGTTCTTGGATGCGTAAAAAAACTTCCCGCCGCCCCTCTAGGAGCGCGGTCGTTCTTGGGTCGGGGTGGAAACAACTTTCATCCACTCGACAAAATCTTCTTAAATCCCGCATCACTTCTTTTACTGGAGCACTCTCCGAACTAAACACCTCATGATAGGCGCGCTGCCTGTTCGCTAAAAAGGCTTTGAGTTGTTCTTGATTGCTTTTAAATTCTTTCATATTTTATTTTGAAGCGACGGCAATTGCTTTAGTCATTGCGGCGGCACCGGGTGCAAGTTGTGCAGCTTCTTGTGTTTGCTGCTGTTGAGATCTACCTTCTCTAATTGCCTGAATCTCTTGCGCGCTTCTTAACCATTTCGGTGGCACTCCGTGAATCGCCGATATCTCTGGTATAACCACATCCCAATTAAAGTGGTCAAGGGGCGCTGGATCTTTTGTTGTATTTACAATGGTTAATGCGGTTTCAACCGATCGCATCAAACCCCCAGCTTCTTCGGCGCGTTGCGCTCTAGAAAGCGGGGAATCATATTCCACTGTGTAATCACCTTGCGCTTCAAGTAGAACTCCTGGCATTGGTGCGAGCAACCTTTGTTGCGACAAAACGTCTAGCTCTCTTTCAATCAAAGGCCCCAAGTATTCAGACTGCTGACGCCCAACAGTTGGCGCAAGTAATATTCCTTTTTCTTTTGTGCGTTCGATAACTTCAGTGGCTGTCATTGTAGGCGTGTCAGTTAAAATCTGAAACAGAGTTACAAGAAAAAAATCATTAATAGTTTCTCTTTCGTCATCCATCAAATCTTTTCCGATGTCCACTCGACCAACGGGTAAAGTCTGCACGAGAGTTTTACCCTCAGCACTTACCCCGCCAAAATTTAAGGCTCCGGGTCTAAGTGAAAATTGATCAATCACCCCATCGTCATGAGCAAGTAGAACGGGATCAACTGTTCTATGACCTTGCTTCAATACCGTTTTCTTTTCCTCATTCAAAGTTTTAATAGAAGGGAGGGCATCCATTGCGGGAGATCGCCCATAGGTTTCGCCCGAGTGCTGATCATATCTGGGTGCTGCGTATGGGAAACTTCTAAAGCCCCCTTCTTCTAAAAGAACTTTACCCTCTTCACTGGCGATCATCGAACTAAAAAGCATCCCCCTAAAATCCAAACGGCTGGGGTCGCGATTTAAATTTGGTTCAACTCTGTGAAGAAAAAAGAATTCTCTACTAGGGTCCTTGGAATTTTTAACCGCATCAGGAACCCTATCACCCCACTTCTCGATCGCTTTCTTAGCTGTCAAAGGGAAGTGCCGATAAACAGTGTCAATAATTCCTTGATGATTTTCTCTAAAAAAGGTTTCACCCAGATGAATATTTTTATAACGAAGTCCAAGTTCACCGTCACGACCGCCATCCAACGGGTCAATGAACATACTAGCTGTCCCATAAGCCCCTAAAGATTTAAATACTTTTTGGTTTTGTGAAGAAAAATTTGCCTTTGGAGCATATCGATGTTTGAACAACCGACGAGTGGTGTCCGCAAACCACAACTTTACTTCTCTAATTTTATTAAGTTCTGGATCACTGGCTTTTAACTTATGCCATGTTTGGTTGCGTGGAGTGAGTAGTGAATCCAAAATAGATGCGAACTTCCCAAGAGCAAGCATCGGGGTCGAATCAAAAATAAATTCCGTTCGTCTCTCACCTTTAGTTTTAGTTGCACCAAAGGCTGTAAACAACTGCCTATGAGCCGGGATCACTCGCTCGGCGATCTCTTTCCAATGAGATTCAAAATTCCCTCGGTCAGATCGAAGCCGGTTAAAGTCTTCGAACATCTCTTGAACTCTATTCAACTCTGGTGGCATTTACGCCCCTAACAATGTTCTACTTGCAACATTTGCTTGGCCAGTAGCCCCTTGCGCCCCAGTTAAAATAGTTGAAGCTCGCCCGCGCTGTTGACGTTGTTGGCGTCTGGCTTCGTCTAATCTGGTTTGCACATCTGGATCATCCGGTGTTGGAGGAGGAGGTGGCGGTGGGGGTGTCGGTAAACTTGGCTTACTTAGAATTGCGCCCATATCTTTTAGCTCCTTGACTTGGGGTAACATTTATCTACTAAGGTAATGGGCCTGGAATAAAATTTCAACCAAAAACATTGTAATCAACATCCGACGCAACTCGTCGGTTTCTACTGGCTCGGGATGTCTTAAGGTGTTTGCTTGCCACTTTAACCGCAAAAGTGCAACACAATGCGTCCCCAAAGTCGGGTGAACCAAAGCCTAGCTTCAACATTTCTTTTTTGGTTTTAAGCATAATAGCGTCACTTGTTTCTGTGTGGAACCGCCATTCCATGGTTTTTAAATCTAAGATAAGGCCTGGATGATCCACAATTGTTGCGCCCGCTAACCAAACTCTCATTTTATCCCAAAGCTCTGTTCTTTTATTTACCCACTCGGGTTTTTCTGATTTAGAGCCAAACCAAACTTCATGAACTTTGTAACCGAGTTCTCGCAACCGATCAATGATTCCTGTTCCATTGCCGGCATCAATACAAACCGCGTCCGGATCATGCTTATTAATTAGTTCAACACATCTGTTGGCAACTTTCATATTGTCGGCTTTTTTCATTTCGATCGGTGGAATCAATCTCCCATTACGACCTTGTCTAAAATAAATGGTTGTGGAATCTTTTCCATGGCGTGCGGGATCGACCCCCATCATTAGCGGCGCCCACTTCTCATCAACGTATTCCCTTTCAACTGCTGCGTCCACAGTGCTTGAGGATATGAATTGCTCGTCACCTTGATCTGGGAACTGACCTTTAACTTCCACTTTTGCTTGGTCAGAATCTTCGCCGTGCTTTTCAATGATCTCATTTAAAACTTTTTTATCCGTGCCTTCAACTTGCCTTGCATCAATGCTTTTTGATCTCCAAAACTTTCGGTGCTTGTGGAAGCATTCAAAAAAGGTTCCGGTGTTACGCCGTGGATTTGAATAGTTAATCCAATAACGATGAAGGATGGGCTCGGTAAAAAATCCTTCACTCACGTCCCAGATGTTTGAGGGAATACCGCTAGCCTCATCATATTGCAAAAGAATCCCATGGTCATTATGAACTCCTGCAAAAGCATCTGGGTTTTCTTCACTCCAAATTTGAGCTTCAGCGTAATAGTAAGAGTCATCAATTTTCAACTGGCTTTTAAGTGCGTGAGCGAACCATGGCGACGCTCTTAAGGACATGGTGCCTTTATCAAACCAGTGGCTATTGATTGATAGTGTGTGCCACTTACCGAGCTCAGCCCATGTTCTAGACTTCAATTGCTTTT